TCTTTCTATCCATTTTCTTGTTTCTGGTGTATCTTCGTAATCATTACTCATATCATCGAACCATTCTTCTTTATCGGTTCTTTGTGTTCTGACAATTGGTTTTTTTACTACATCATTTCTTTCAGTAAATTTTTCCCATACATTCATAGCATCTTCGCTGGTTGAAGAATCATCTGACATAGTGATTCCTTTTGGGTAAACATAAGTCATCGCTAACTCATATAACAATGGACCATAACCTTTATCAGCGTATGCCCCATATATTCCATATACATCACCTTGTGTAAGACCAAATGAAATATAACCTTTTGGTTTACCAGTCGTTATGTCAATAAGTAAAAATATGTTATCTTCTTTGATGAAGATAACAGCTAAATTAGCAGTATCATTTATTGTGACTCTGGCTTCTAATAGTTCGTTGAAAATTTCACTTAGTTTCATATTAATAAATATCCTATAAAACAAAAAAGGTTAGCCTTTCGACTAACCTTTTAAGTTTATATAAGATTATTGATTATCTTAATTCGTTAATGTTAAATGTAGGTACACCATCAACTCTTACGTGACCGTAGAATCTGTTGTTAACTACTTTTTTAGCGTAACGTGTCATGATACCTTTAACTGGAGCAAAGTTAAATGGATTGTACATTGTTGGAGTTAATTGTAACGGCACGTATGGTGCGTAGATATAACCAGTGTCTAACAATGATTTTCCTTTATGACCGATGATTACTGAGTATGCTGGTGCATAAGGGTCACGGTACACTTGGTAACGTCCGCTTAAAGAACCGATTCTCTCAATACCCATGTTGTATTGGTCTTGCTCTGGGTTAGCATCAGATACGTGGAAGTATTCTAAATCATCAAAGATAGCTGAAATCTCAGAAGATACAACGATGAAGTTAGCACCACCTCTTAACGTAGATTTGTGGATTTGAGCTGAAACTTGGTTTAATCTAGTGATTAAAGTTTGGTTCCACTCTTTTTGTGTGTATGGGTTAGCAGATGTAGCAGCTTTTCTCCATCCGTTGTAATCCCAACGTAATTGCCATGCAGCAGCTTTACGTAAATCTCTAAGGATTTCACGGTCAATCTCAGCAGCAACTTGTTCAGATAACATAGCTGTTAATTCAGCTTCAGCATCGATGTTGTGGAATGCACTAACGTCTTGTGCTAACTCTGGAGACCATGTAGCTCTTAATTTTCTTTCTTCTACAGATACAACAACTTCGTCTAATCTGAAAGATACTTCACCCATTTCAGTTTCTAACTCTAATGAAGCGTATTCAGCCCATGCAGAAGTGAAAGTGAAAGCAGTTACAGTTGTAGCAGATGCACCAACATAACCATCATAAGTAGCAGTACCTGGAGTTACAGCAGCACCAGAAGCAGTTGTTCCAACTGGGTGACGTAAATCTAATTCAACATAACAAGTACCAGTACCATCAGTTAATGATTGAGAACCAGAAACGATACCTTTACCATATTGTTGAGTTACTAATCTGAAAGGAACTTCTTTACCAGCAGCGATAATTACGTTACCATCTCTATCTTTAATATCAGATGAAGATAATACGTGTAATGAAGCTAAGAAAGATTCAGTATCCATGTTGTTACCGTTAGCACCAGTCATAACTTCTCTACCGTTAGTAGTAACGTTTTTAGAGAAACCAGTGATACCTAAGATAATACCTCTTAATGAACCGTCAGTTGCAGTTGGACCAGCAGACATTGAACCAGTAGCGATAGTGTAAGTACCATCTTCACCTAAAGTGTAAACTGCGTTACCACCAGCTTGGATAGTAAGAGTACCTTTAGAGTTGTCGAATAAACCGTCATTGTAGAAAGCATCATAAAGATTTTTTCCTACGAATGGAGTGATAGCACAACCGTTTGCACTGATACAAGATGGTAATGCAGCTCCAGTTGGAACACCATTGTTAAGACCATTTAAACCAGTGTGTGCAGAGTATTGTGGAGTCCAAGCACCATCAGTACCGTAAGGGTTACCACCTACTGGAGGGTTAGACGCATCAACTCTTGAAGAAGTTTGTGGTACGAAGTAGAACAATTTACCAATTGGCATGTTCATAGCTTGTACAGACACGATGTCGTTAGCTAATAATTTAGAGAAAACTCTACGTACAATTGGGAAAACTACAGTTTCGAAAGAACCAGAGTTAGTTGCAGTAGTAGCTTCTGTTAATAAAGAAGACGCTTGGTTTTCATATAACTGAGCGATATTTTCTTTTACGTGGCCTCTAAGACCGTCTAGGAATCCTAATGAATCCCATTTTGTTTGAGTTTCCAAACGGATAGCCTTCATGTGGTTTAATCCGATGTTACCTACTTGTCCAGATGTTAATAAATGTGACATAATTTGTTTTTATTTTTTTTGTTAGGGTTATTATTTTTTATTATCTTTTTTCAACTCTATTAATCAAGTCCATGATTCTTTTTGTTGATGGGTCAACATACGCAGTACTTTCGTTTAATTGTTTAGAAGTACTAGTAGCTGCCTCTTTAATGATTTTGTTATTTACAGATTCAGCAATTGGTTTTCTAACTTCTAATTCAGTTGCAATAGTTCTGTAAAGTTTTTTAGATTCTTTAAGGTTAACAACCTCGTCAAATCTTTTTATAATGCTTTGTTTTTCAGCTTTAGTTGTAGAGTGTTCCATAAACAATCTTGTTACGTAAGTCAAGTTTGAATTGAAAACAACTGTTTCAACTAACTTAGTTCTAAATTCTTTAAGGGCTGTTCTGAATTCTTCATTTTCACCTTTTAATTTTTTAGCTTCAGTTAATAAGCTGTTATATTTTTTTGCTGCTTCAGAAACAATTTGTTTAGCTTTGATAGATTCATCAAGTTTTTCTCCGTCAACACTTTTCTTACCGAAACCTAAGTGAGATGAACCAGAACGTCTTTGTCCTTGGTGTCCAGCTCTACCGTTTACGTTTGCAATGTTTTCTTCAATTTCCTCTTCTTCTTCCTCTTCTTCACCTTCTTCAGAACCACCTAATTCGTGTTCAGCTTCTTCCTCTTCTTCAGATTCTTCAGCTTCCTCTTCTTCAGATTCTTCTTCATCATCTCCCATTTCAATGTCGTACTCAACATCAGAATCTTCTTCACCACCTAATTCAATAGGTTCAATTTCTGATTCTTCGTCATCCATGTCTACATCGATATCAGCATCCATGTCAGCACCACCTTGTAATGAATCTAGTTTTACAACATATTCACCTGGTTCTGTGATGTTTAAGCGAAGTTCGTCACCAACAATTTCGATTTCGTCTTCACCGCTCATTTTTTTGTAAATTGCGATTACATCTTCATCGCTTGCTCCAGTCATATCAAGTTCTTCAGATGATTCCTCATCGTCCATTCCTATTGCATCCATAGCTGGTGAACCCATTTCTGAATCTCCCATTTCTGAATCTACATCTTCGATACCACCTTCTGCATCAAATTCGTCATCCCCAGCTTCATCAGCTAAGTCTCCGACTTCTTCTTCTTCATAAGTCACTTCTTCTAAGGACTCTTTCACAACACTATCAATTTCTTCTTTAGCTACGCTACGAAGTATTTCTTTTGTGTTAGCATTCAAAGCGTTTTGAATATTTGTAATATCCAAAAGAGCTTCTGCAAGTATTGATTTTTTTTCTGCCATTTTATCTTTTTTTATATTTTTTTTTATTAGATAAGCACGAGATATTATCTCATTTGTTAATAAATATGTGTGATTTTACCAAAAATCATTTTTTATTTAAAAAAAATACATTTTTTTATCACTCAGATAAAAAATTATCTAAATCATTTAATAAATTTTCTTTTAATATTGGTTTTTTCTTTTGTTCGTTTTCAACGTATGGGGTCATCTCTTCTCTACTTCTACCAATCCAAGCATCTGGAGTTGATGGTGCAGTAACGACATCCCAACAAATAATCTCAAAATCATCTTGTACTATTTGTTCACCATTTTTTCCTTCTTTAAGAGAACCAACACCACGTGATGATACACCAATCTTAATTCTATTTCTTAATAAGTTAGCAACCTCATCACCTTTTGTTGATACAATACCATAGTTGATGAAACCTGGTGTCATTAGGATTTCCATCTTACCCATAAGAGTATGACCTTCCCACCATGTTTCAATAATGTTATGAGATATTCTATCACCAGCAATAATTGATGACTCTGGGTGGTCTAGTTCACCTACAGCTCTACGTTCACGTATTGCTTCTTGATATAGTTTATCTTGTGATTTAAGAATTGCTTCTGGATATACCCTACCGTTACGGTTTAGGATACCAAACTTTTGTAATACTACGTATACAATAAGCGGTTCAACGATAGCCATTTTGCTACCAGTATCTAATTTTTTTATTTCGTTTATGAAAGGTTGGTTTCTAGGTTCATCTGGGCTAATATACCCAGCATCGTGTTCAATCAATCCACCCCAACCGCTTTCACCACGTTTTAATATTCTGAAGTCTTTATAATTTATATCCATAATAAGTTGCTTATAGATATAAATATGTTCATTAAATAAAAAAGCCCCATATGGGGCTTTTATTATATTTTTTTCTTATGAAATTTGAAAGTTTTATTGCTTTCAAAATTTGTCTTTAATAGTTCTTCAGTTACAGATTCTAATTTGTCTTTCATATAATCAGATGTTACCGACATTTCATTGTGTAAGAACAAAGTTATTTCACAACTCATAAAACTACGTTTACCATATCTAATCCCAGACTCTCTTATGTCTAAATCAACAATGGTTCTACCGCCATCAAAAAAACAATCTTGTTCCTTATCAAAAATATTAAACAAAGTTTGTTTTATTCTTTTATTCAAGTTTCGTATAACTTGATTATAGTTTACATCTTCTTCTTCTAATGGTTCAGCCCATGAAGAAATGTTTATGTAAATTGCTTTGGGGTTCTTGTTGTTGACACTCCCGAAAACTACATTGTAGTTTTTAAATTTTGTGGTTTTAATTTCTTTTCCCGTTTTCATACCTGGTATATATTTTGTTCAAATATAAGTAAAATCCAGGAATTAGTCAATACCCTAAGAGTTTTTTAATGAATTTCTTAATTCAACTAATTTAGAAATGTTTTTACTGTAATCTTCATTTACTTCTTGCTTGTCATTCAACAACTTATCTTTTACTCGTAATAATTTGTCTTTTGCTTCTAAGCTAGATTCGATTAACTTCTCATCAATTAAATCAATACATTCTCTAAGTGTTTTAGAATAAACTTCTTTTTTCTTAGTGTCATCTGAATCAATAAGAGTTTTTAATATTTCTTTTTCAGACTCATCTAAATCAGCATATCTTTCATTGTATTTATCAACCATTATTGTCGATATGATACTATTTGGTAAAGTAACACTTTCACTAACTTGTTTTTCTTTGTTGTTTAAAATATAATTAACAATATATGATTTAGCTTCAATTATTGTATCTATATTTTTAGGTGTTTTTGGTGTGAATATCAAAGTAGTGATGTTCTCATGTAATTCTTTTTTATCATAATCAGAATCCTTTTCAAAAATAATGTTTTCAACTAATTTTTGATTAGCTTTTAATATATCTTTTGTATTGTATTTTGAAATAATGTTTATACACTCATCAACAAAAGCTTTTGCTTTTGATTCATTTGTTTCCACTTTACCCTCAATGATATTATAAACCAAGAATTGATTTTTCAAAGCTTCATTTTCTTTGATTGTTTTAACATAAGATTTGAATAAATCTTTTTTGTTCTTATTTTTAGATACAACACTTTCAACTAGTATTTCGTTGTAAGCGTTTTTTATTTTACCAAAATTTTGAACAGTTTTTGTAATATCTATTTTAGCCATTTTCTTTTTTAATTATAAATATCTTATTTTAAATATAAAATCATTATTCTTCCAACATTTTATCAATATCATCAATCATATTGTCAATGTCTTTATTTATCTTTAAATTTTTATCGTAAATTTTTACCTTTTCAACTTTAGTACTTTGGTCTGGTTTAATTGTTTCAATTAAAGTGTCAATAAACCTATTTTTATATTTATCACTTCTTTGATTTAATTTACCAGCCAATACTTCTTTTCTTTCAGTTAATAGTTTTTCTACTTTTTTCAAAGATTCTGCAACTGGTTCAGCTTCTGTTGCTGCTTCTAATGCACCAACTTCACCACCAGCTTCTGTTGCAGCCGCACCTTCTTCACCAGCAGCTTCTTCACCTTCACCACCTTCAGCACCGCCTTCATCACCGAAATCTAAGTCTTCACCACCTAGACCACCGCCACCGAAGCCGCCACCGCCTCCACCGCCTCCAGAAGCACCACCACCTTCACCGCCTTCAGCACCTTCAGCACCACCACCAGCTAAAGCAGCTTGGTAATCACCGTAGATTCTGTCAACATTATCAAACATACCAGTATGTTTGATTACAGCAGATGTATTAGCTAATTCAGCAGAAGCAGCTTTTTCCATACGTTGTTCAAGTAAATCTTGTTTGATTTCATCATCAGACCAACCCATAATTTCTCTATGAGCACGAGTCCATGACATAACACCAAATCCATTTCCAATATCAGATACAGCATCTTTAAGCAACGTAACTTTAAGTTGTAAATGTTCAACTTTAAGCATTTCAGCTTGTGTTGATGGATTATTAAGTGTTAGTGTGAAATTATCTAAATCTTCTTCAAAACCTAAAAGGTATAAATGGATAATAGCTATCTTATTTAATTCTTGTAATATTGATTGTTGTATTCTGTTTATTGTTCTAGAAAAACGAATATCTTGAATTGCTAAGTTTTTACCGTCACCAGTTGCTTCATCAAAACCTAAGAAAGGTTTAGGAACACGCAACGCAGTAAATAGATTACTTCTTAGGTATTCAATATCAGCAATTTGGTCCAAATTTGATGCACCTGGCAAGGTATCAATTGGGTTTGGTGCATTCTCATCCCTTACTGGAATAAAGAAATCTTGGTCATTAGCCAACTGATTGTAACGTAAATCAATTTGACCAGTTTGTGGGTCAACAATAGGCATACGTTTAAATCTATCAGCAATTGCATTTACATATTGTTCAACATCAGCATCATCAATATTACCGACATAGATTTTATATACACGTCTTTCTGGTGCTCTAGTTACACGATAAACAAGCATTGAATCTTCTGATAACAATAACTGTTTCCAAATACGTCTAGCTTTTTCTAAAACTGATGTACCGTAAGGTAAACGTCTATCATCACCCAACAATCTAAAGTGAGCGATTTGCCATGAATTAAACTCAACATCACGACCTCTCCAAAAGAATTTAACTTTATCCCCAGAAGAAACTTCGTTGTCTGGTAGTTCTCTACCACTAATCATATCAAATAGACCGCTTTCTCTACGTTCCATTTCATAGTTCGGCATTTGTTTAGCACCAATGATTCCGTTATCAGCATCAATGTTTAAATAAACAAAGTTATCACCGTATTTACATGTATTTCTAGTCCACATTGGTCCAGAAGTATGAAAATCTAATCTATTGAAAAATAAATCTTCTAATATTGTTTTTACACGTTTACTATCAGAATAAATGTTAAGCATTTTACCTTGGTCGTTTAGAGTTGTTGACTCTTCCATCATTACATCTAAAGCAGCTGCAATAGTTGGGTAAAACTCCATAGCCTCGAAATCAGCATACGAACCAATACGAGTTGTTTCGTAGTTTATCGATTGTTGGAATAATCCACTTTCAACTTTTTTCCAAACAGAACCTAAATATTTGTTTTGTTGTGCTTGTAATTTAGCTGTTTCGTATTCAGCTTTATTATCTGTTTTTAATAACTCCCCACTACCGATATTATAGCGTTGTGTTGAGGGTTGTTGTTTTGGTTTAATACCATCTGGACTAATTACTTGTCCTAATCTTTGAAATATAGTTAAATTTCTTTCTGCCATAATTTTTTTTATTAAAATATAATGATTTTATTGGTAAATTAAATAGTTATTCGATATAATCACATTCTACATATGCAAAATGTGCTTGTTCATAATTTACCACTTCTAAATTATATACGTATCTTGTTATCCAATCTTGACCTTGTGAACCAGGTATAGCATCACAATAAAACGGTGGTATATTACCACCATTTGCTGGTTTTTTACTTAAATCGTTAGGTAGTGGTGACCATTTATATAATTGTCCACCAACACTTTTTTGTAAGAATACTTTTTTACCTAGTCCCATTGTTTTTAATTGTTATTTAATTTTTCCAAATAACCAAGCATATTCACCTCTAGGGTCTTGTACATTTTTATATGCACCATGATTTGGATTTATTTTCTTTTCTATTTGTTTTGTTACTGGATTAACAGCTGTTGTTGTTGGTGATGGATTTGAAGTTGAAAGCCAACTAGACAAAATAGCCTTTGTTTGTTTTTCTAATCTTTCTAAATTCTTAAAAGAATGTTCCATTACCCATAACGCCATTCCCAACGACATAAGCAAATCATCATGGTAACCTTCCATGTGGTCTGGTCTACCATTCTTATAGATAAATGTTTTCATTTCAGAAATTAATCTGGTTGAACGTATTTTAACACCGTTTGTTCTAATTTTATATTCTAAATTTGAAATCATTGGTAGACGTACATTTGTCGCATGAAAACCAGGTATCTTATTTTGTTTATTGTATGAAGTTAATTCTCTTTGTCTAGCAGAAAGAATTTTACCGTTTGAATCATCGTAATGTAAGTGTTTGTATTCAAATTCTAAAAGTTTTAATACAGTAGAAACACCCATACCACCAGTAACATCGACAACAGTATATGCTTTGTATAAATTACCATATTCTTCAACAACTTGTGCCAACAAATCTGGTTGTATTTTACCTTGATATTCCATTACTTGTTCCATTGTTGTGAAATCTACGACAACAATTGTTGATGAATCTTCCCCATCACCTCTAGAAACGTCAACACCCATAATATATTGATGACCTTCTTGTGGTTCTTCCCAAATCCAAGTTTCTTGTTCTAATCCACTGGTATATTTAGGTTCTTTTACATTGTTCTTTTCATGGAATTCAATGTATTCTTCGTTTATTACGTTACCCCCAGAACCAATGAATGATACGTCAAGCTCTTGAGCAATCATTTTGGCATCGTTGTTCATACCCATACACATCTGTTCATACCATGTAGATGTAGGTTTCCAACCATCTTCAATTTTTTTAGTGTAAGATGCAAAAGTAAATTCATATTCTCTTTCTACTTGGTCATCTTTTATCCAACTTAAATCTTTATTGTAACGTAAATCTTCATACCATTTCATTTCAACGATATTGAAGTTGTTCTTTTTATTTCTAGCTTGGTCGTATGTTTTGTAATACAAAGCATCCATACCGTTAGGTGTTGAAATAAGCGTTGCTCTACCCCCAGTACCTAATGCTGTAAGAGCGGCACCAAACACCTCAGCACCATTATCAATATAAGCAGCCTCATCCATAATAAGGAATGTAGGTGTGAAACCCCTTAACGCATCTTTTGATGTTGCAACCGCTTTTACACGACTACCATTAGGTAGTTTAATCTCTTTCTTAGAATCAGTAAGGAATATTGATTTACCTTCGTTTTTAGCATTACCATAATATTCATGACCCCATACCCATCTAGGTAATTGATTAAGGAAATCTTTAATCTTCGCCAAGAACTCAAAAGCTAACTCTTGTTTGTTGGCAATAATCAGAATATTTTCTGGGTTATCAGCATCAGCAAATCCGACTTTTATTGACATATATGCAGCTGTTGTTGTTGATACACCAGCTTGACGTGGTTTTGTTACAATATTGAATCTATGCTTTTCATATGCACTAATAATCTCTTTCTGTCTAGGAAATAGTTTGAATGGTACGAAACCCTCTTGGGTTTTATCAAACGTTTCCAAATATGTTTCAATAGCATATGTTGGTTGCGTAAGACACCTTGCGTACTCTTTAAATATTTCTTGTGTTGTTAGCATATTCTTTTTTACTAATAAATATGCTGAAATCGAGTAAAAACGATTATTATAAATGACAAAGGCCCCAAACGGAGCCTTTATCTAAATTTATGTTGTTAATTTTTAAAATAATTCGTCAAAATCAAAACCTTCTTCTGTGTCATCTTCATCATCTGAATAACCATCGGAATCACCAATCTTTGTACCACCCATAAGTTCCTCAAAATCAAAACCTTCATTATCGGAATAACCAGCGGAATTTTCTTCATTATAACTACTAATTTCATTCATAGCTTCGTTGAATTCTTCTTCTTTTAATGAACTATTCACTTCATTTACTATATCTTTGATAACTTTCTTACCTTCAGTAGTATTAGCCATTACTTCTCTCATTTTCATATTGAACTCATCAACTGGCAACGCAGCTAGTTCACTGTATATGTGATGTTTTAAATGGAAATCATCTGGTTCAATAGCGTTAGTAAATCTACTCCAAAGACCAGGACCCATTCTCATATCCCATGGTTCAGCAGCTAAGAAATCGGCTTTGTTAATTACAAATTCACCAGTTTTTTTATCTTTAGGTAATCCATGTGCTGAAAGTAATTCCATAACACCTTTTACTAATTCGTGTATAAGAACTGGGAATACCATAGCTTGTGCATATATAACCGCTTTTGGATTTGATGCTGTTGGGAATTGAACTCTTACAACACCACCATTTACACCATTTTCCATTTGAGGTATGATGTAATACATATAATCAGCAGCTGCCATCATTTTAGCGTATTTATTAGCTAAACGAGGTTCTATATTTGTTAATTCATCATCAGCCATGTGAAACATATGGTTGCATTTTTTAGCAGCACCTTGAGTCATTGCATTAAGAAATCTTCTTTTGTAAACTTCTTTATTTGCGTTTGTCATAGCATCATGGTTATCAAACTCCATCTCAACAGTAATAGGTTTAGGATTCTTTTTTGTACCTTTCATGTTGATGGTATCAGTTAATTCAGCATGTATTTCTACAACATCTTCACCCATATCATATTCTTCACGAATCATTTTAACTGCTAATTCAGCTAATTCTTTTCTGTTCTTTGTCTCCAAACCAATAGTTTCATAAACCAAAGGCATCATACCCTTCATAACATCGTTATTATCGATTGAATCACACTCAAATGCACGCTTGTATCTTTTAGCTACTTCGTTGAATCTCTCACCCATAATAGCTTCTTCAAAACTACTTTCTTGACCTTCTGGGAAAACTGGGTGGTTACCCAAAGAATGTTTTCTTTCTCTTAAATCGCTTTCAAGTTGAGGATGCATTCTTTCCGTTAATCCTTCTGGGTATAAAACACTTTCGTTTAAAGGTTTAGACGTACCAACTTGTTTACCTAATTTGGATTTTTTTAGTGCTTCTTCAGCTATTTTTTTGTAATCGCTCATTATTTTATATCTTTAATTTTGATTGTTTTTATAACGTTTCTTTTTTTGTTGAAAGATTCCATCAATTGTTTTTTTGTTATGATTTTGCTTTCTGTCGTTGTTTGTGCATTATCACCAGTCAATGGAGCTTCAGATGGGTCATCCTTTGCTAATTCTTTATAAGAAGAAATAATTTGTGGTAATTTCTCAACTGGTACGTTTATTAACTGACCTATTTTAGCTAAAAATACTGATTGTTCAACTGGTGTGTCTAATTTAGCAAAATATCTACCAAACATTTTTGTCATCTTATCCACCAATATTTTAACATCACCTTTAAGTTTATCTATGTTGATATCTTCATCTAAACCACTATCATTGCTTTTTTCAAAACCCTCTTTAAAGTATTCACCAGCTCTAAAAGCTTTTAATTGTCTAACACCCATGTAGTCTTCTTCTGGACCCAATTTAGTACCAGACCTCATCATTTCTTTATAGTTTTTGAATTTACCAACTATATCACCAGTGTTTATGTTAACAAAAAAATGTTTATAACCCTCTAAATCAGCTAGGTTAAGGTAATGCATTAAATCCTCTCTATCAAAATATTCTCTTTCAGCAGCTGCATAATCATATTCTTCTATTGGTTCTTTACCCATATTTTCTTTCTCCATTACTGGTTTAACGATGTTTTCTTCAAAGTAATCAATTGGGTATATAACGTTTTCACCATTTTCATCTGTTTCATCATGTGCAAAAACAGCCATAACAACTTGATTATCACACATACCTCTAACCATTTGATATTTTTGTGTACCAATAGTAAAAGGTTGTGAAATTTTACCAGTTTTACTATCTTTTACGTTAGATAGGTATTTGATAGTAGCCATGTCTCTAGGTTCAATAACTGCTTCTGGTTCCAAAACTTCATCAGTTTCAAATATATCAGAAAGTGACATATCTTGATTCTGTTTTTTCGTCAAAACAACTTTAACATTTTTATTTTTGGCTTGTAAATCACCCAATTCTTTTGCTGTTTGAGGGTCTTTTAAATCATCTTTAGTTACAGCCAATTCAAATGGGTTGTTTTCGTTTATCTTATTTTTGTTTTTCATGGTTTTGTTTGTTATATTGCAATATTAGGTCTTTTTCGTATAATTTGGATTCAACAGAATCTGCTGGTTCTCCAAACTTAAAACAAAGTCTTTTTTCTGGGTAAGAGTCATAAGCGTTTATGTTTTCCCACGCTAAAGCTATAACATCATCAATTGCATCCCAAACAGCAAATGTATCACTATTTTGGATTACATCTAAATTTAGTTCAGACTCTAATCTACCAACTTTTTTAATAAAATGGTCATGAGGTGCTGACGGTCTTCCAGATGCTGGAAAAGTGTCCCAATCATCACCATCAATATTTTTAGTAGTATCAGAAAAGATAAATTCATAAATGAAATTACCCTTGTAATCTTTACCAACTCTATTTACATATATTAAAAAAAGGTTTTTCATTAGTTAATGTACATGTTTAATTCGTAATTACCACTATCCATACGGTAAATTTGAGCATGGAAACCTTTTCCTTGTGGTTTACCGTTTAATGTAAGTTCTTTATTATATCTTTGTGTTTGTCCGTAAGCAACATGTTGAGCATCAGATAAACCAAATTCTATTGGGTCATATCCTCTTGTAGTAACATATCTTTCAGCTTCATCAAAACAACTAGCAAGTGTTTTATGATAAACTTCATAATCAAATTTACCTTCAGTCATAGCTTTTGGGTCTGGTGTTACCTCTGGCATTGGTAAAAAAGGTTTATTTTTTCTACTTGGTGCGATGTTAGGTTGCACTTTATCTGGTGCTGGTTTAACTTCTGGTTTAATTTGTGGTCTTACCATTGGTTCAGCATCATGGTTAAATGTTTCTTGTACTTTCATCTTTAAATAGTTTTTGTCAAAGTTACTATTTTTTTCATTAGAAAGCAAATTTTCACCAACAATTTTTGATACTGGTTTTTTTGACCACATTTTACATGACCAATATTTAGGTGTTGTTCTATCTTTAGCTTGTGCACATTTATGTCTAGCTCTAAAAGATTTTCTTCTTTCTGGATTATCTCTTTTGATTTCCATATTAGGGTCACCAAAATTAACCTTTATTACATTTCCTTTTTTATTTTTAACATATACTTTGAATTTCTTAACGTCACCAGAACTTGGTTTACCTAATTTAACTGTTTTACCATGATACTTAGCTTCATTCAAATTAACGTTTTCAACTGAACCATATTCGTCTTCATAACCACCTTCAGTTTCTCCATCGTATTCATTTACATTAGATTCAAAGAAATGATAAACTTCTTCAATATCATCAGCAGAAGAAGAAATATGGTCAACAGCCCATGCATGACCGTTTGCACACATCTCATCAATTTGTTGTTGGTTCATTTCTAATAACTCACCAGATGCGTGATGTATTGTTTTAAGGTTTTGCCAGAACATATAGTTCAATGATTCACCACCTTCATGATTTTCTTTGATTGGAACACAATTAGGTACTTCTTTTCCACCTTTCTCTTTCATCCCAACTTGTTTATAACCTTTCCAACATGGTTTCATTTCATCTAATATATCATTTGAACCTTCTTGGAACATGTTGTTTTTCTTTGGGTTATCTAAGAAATAATTCTCAAATACTGTTTCTTCCAAATCTTCTTCATCAGAATTTTCATCGCCACCCAAATCGCCACCAAGCACATCACCAGACTCGTCAGAATCACCAAAATCATCGTTGGAATCATCTTGATTATCAGAATCATTATCCTCGTTATCTTCTCCATCATTACCAGATGTATTAACTTTTTTGATTATATCTTTTCTATCTTTATTATCCATTTCAGCAGTATGAGTTGCTGATAATAAAGAGTTTATAGCAAATTTTTCCAATTCAAAGTCTGGTTGACCTTGTTCTTCAGTATATTTTCTTAGAGATTGTCCTAACTTTCCAGTAAGTTGCTCAATGAATTTTTTAGGGTCTGTTTCTTCGTCAGCTTCAACACCAGCATCAAATGGTTCGTCATCAAATGGTTTATCATCTTTTGCTGGTTCTTCGTCACCACCACCAAAGTCTAAATCCTCACCACCTAAATCACCAAAACCAGCGTCATCAGCTGGTTCTGTAGTAGGTTCCGCTGGAGCTGGTGCTGGAGCCGCTGGGGCTGGTGCATCAATCTTCAGCTTATATTTTGTTTCGTTTACTTCTTTTTCGTTAGTACTTTTTTTTTTAAGGTACCTTCAGATAACGAGTTAATCATAGCATCAATTCTTTTGATTGATTCGTCCATAGAGTCTAATGAATCTTCTTCAAAAACACCTCTACCTTTAAGGATATCAGCTCTAGTTACTTCACCATCACCAGTTAAATCTGGAAATTCTTCACCTTCCATTCTAGCCATCATTTCTTCAATAGCAGCTTCATACTCATTCAATTCAACATCATCACCAAAAGATGTCATACCTTCATTTTTTTCAAAAGTTTCTGGGTCTCTATCTTGTTTGTTTGCTGTTGCGTAGTAAATTTGTTTACCTTTTTCTTCACCATATTGGTCGATAAAGTTTTGCATAGCTGGTTCATCATATTCATAAACTGAACCTTCTCTATACATTTCTTCGTTACCTTCTAGATTACCATGGCCAGAAAATCCACTTCCACCCATTTGAGAGAAACCAGCAACACCACATTCAGATAATAAATTATCATCTTCAAATACATTGATATCACCACCTCTATTAAAAGCTTCAGCTAAAGATTTGAATTTAAAGTTTAATTGTTTAATTGCTTTAGCATAAGATGGGTAAGATTCTTCTTTTTTGTTTTGTAAACCACCAATATATTTAAAATCCTCCAATACTAAACCTTTAGTTTTGTTAGTTCTTTTGATATAATATTCATGGTTTTCTCTTACGATAGCATATGCATTACCGTCTGGACCAATTTTAGTTAATTCAACTGCTGAATTAGTTTTGTTTTCGTTTTCGTTTATTGGTTTGATACCCATAAGTGATAATTGACGCTCATGGATTTCTTTACCTTTAAGACCAACTGGACTGATTATTTGTTTATTTTTCATATTTTTATTTTTAGTATTTTAATTTGTTATAAATTTGTACTACCTAAATACACGTCTTTATTTTCACCTAATAGATAGCAACCAGTACCACTACTTACAGTTCTAACAGCAATTCCAATATTGGATTGAGGTCCAACATTCACCGACACACCGTTAATTACAATAGTACAACCATCAGCACCACCATACACTTCAGTATAAGTGTGTGCAGTTAAATTAGCATTTTCTGCTGGTACTATAATACTATGAATATCATTTATTCTTGGCATAATTAATTTGTTTTCTAATAAATATTATCAAAAACAAAAAAAGCACCTATTTGGTGCTTTTATTTAGTTTTTAATTTGATAGTGGGGCTTTTATTGTCGGATGTGATTTATAACCTTCAATAACGAAATCATTAATATCTAAATGACCCAACAATGATAAGTCATCACTTAATGAATTAAAGAACTCGTCAGTTTTACCAAACTTTAAAGTTGGTAATTCAAAAGGTATTCTAGTCCTTGTTGGTATACCAAACTCATCACAAACTGTTGTGAATTCAGAATCACTCATTCCTTCTTGTAATCTAGTTAAATCTAAACTAGGATTTTCGTAACACATACAAACTCGCTCATCAACTCGCAATCCCCTACCAATTTGCTCCAAAGCTTGGTCGATATGATTTGAATACAAATGAACATCACCCAAAGTACCAATTAGTTCATCTGGAACCATGTTTACTGTTTTAGCAATGATTCCTAATAACAATCCATAAGATGCTATGTTGAATGGTAAACCCAAGAATGTATCTACTGAACGTTGATTCCACATTAATGAGATTGCTCTGGTTGGAACATTAAAATGGTTTAGAAATTCCAATATT